TGCGGGACCACAAGCATCTGCTCCACCTAAAGCACCTTTAAATGCTGAAAGCGCTGCTGCTCCCGCTGCAATTCCAACGGCAATATCTTTTATATCAGTGCCGCCATCATCGCCTCCATCGCCGCTTCCTCCGCTTCTTACACCTGTAGATCCACTAGCTGAGCCTGTTGTAGTTGTTACGTCTTGTGCAACTACTACACCTGGGTCTTGTTTAAGTGCTGTTTGTCTATTTACTCTGAATAATCTAAGTGTTACATCAAAGTCATTGAATCTATCATTTGTATCGCCTTCTTTGTGTAAATAGAAATTTAGAAATCCTTGTCCGCCTTTTGTAGGAAGATGGAGCTTACCTTTTCCGGCCGGTGAATCGTTTTGGTAAATTAATAATCTTCTTCTATCTTGTTCACCCCAAGGTTGATCACCAAATTTAAATTTAACTTCGCCGTTTTGTCTAAGTCCAAAAGCACCTGGCGCACCGTATGCAACTTTACTTATGGTTGCCGTAAGCACATAACCAGATAAATTTATACCAACAGGAAATTTAATATTAAATTGATCAAATCCTTGCCACCCTTGCTTAACATCTATTGGTATTGCTAGGCCTTTTCCTTTTAAAAGTGTATAATTAGAATAATGTGGATCTAGATCTTGGTATTGTGGATCGACTCTAGAAGGTTGGAATAAATCTTTCATTGTTCCACCAACAGTTGGACTGTCTGGCGGAGTATAACCTGTCTTACTTTCTTTGACTGCAGTGACTTCGAAATAACCGTATAGTTGCCCACCAAAACTTACTGATGAACATTCAAATACATCACCCACTTTATAATTTCTTCCGGGGTCTACAATAGTTATTTTGCCATCTTGTAGTGTTGCAGTCGGCGAAGTATCTATTTCGAATATTGCACCAGAACCTGTTAAATCATAGACTGTTTGAGTGTAAGTAGGTGTTGCAACTGTTTCTGGTTTTCCGAGGTACCTTGCTCCTGTTACATTGCTATTGTCACTAAGTAGCTGACGGCCGGGATCGGTAACCTTAACTTGTAATATTCCACCTCTACTAATAGTTGCCATATTAATCCCCTACGTTTACGTCTCCTGAACCATTGCTTGTATGCCCACAAGTTGCTTCATCTCCTGAATTTACTACGGCAGTACCGCCTATAAAAACATTATTAGATCCTGCTGTCATTGTAGGTGCGTTATGTGGTGCATCACCGTGTCCTTCTACAGCATCTCCATCTACAATAATATTCTCGCCATTTGCTTTGACAGTAGACTGTGAGGAACTTATTGCTCCTCCTGCTGTATCTCCATTTCTAGTTACTCCTGGCATATTAATTCAAGTCTATTTGTGCTGCATCAATATCTAAATTGCCTGTAATATCAGTATCTACATTTCCACCAATAGTATTTGTTTGGTCTGTAGCAATTTCAACTATTTGATTTGCGTTTGTTTTAATTGTTTGATCTCCTGCGGATCCTAATTCCATAACTCCACCACTACCTAATTTATAATCCCCACCTACTATTGTAACCTTATGACTCGCTACTTCTGTTAGGATATGTTTCTTAATAGATGTATTAAGGAAACTTCCATATTTTTGTTTTACAGAGCCATTAACTGTTGTTCTTTTTGTTCCTCCAACAGATTTAGTTTGATTAATTGTAATAGTTTCCATATCGTCTTTAGAAACACGAGCCTGCCTATTTCCTGCGATTGTATAGTTTTGATCTGTACCTACCACTTTCATATGGTTACCATTAATTTTTTCGTATTTAGTTCCTGCTACAGACAAATGATAGTCGCCATCTACTTCTTGTACATAATTTCCTTTAACAAGCATATTACAATCTCCTTCGATAGTTACATTACATTTTCCTCTAATTAGTACACTATCATTACCTGCAATTATTTGATAATTATTTTTTGTAATATTTTCTACTTTACTTCCATCATTATGTATTTCATACCATGTTCCTGCTGGGTGAAATTCATGTATTCTAATATTATTAGGAGAGTTATCTCTTTCGTGTATGATTCCTGCTCTTGTTTCGTTTACAATATTAAACGGATAAATTGAAGTTTCATCTCCTTTTGCAGCCACATATTGCTCTGCATATTTAGGTTCAAAATCCTCTGCAGGATCATTGTCTGTAGGATTTGCTCTAGGGTGTGGTTCGTCCCATGTTTTGTTTTCGTACGCTGTTCCTGGCCTATTATTACCCGCCGCTCCAAATCCATCTTCAGACATATCAGGAGCTTTTGCTATTAATACTCCTGTTTCTCTATTTGATCTTCTATTTTTTAAGTTGTAATGGTCCTCTGCATTTCTCCTCGCCAATCTTGAAACATCGGGTTCCCCTTTACCTGCATATCCGTCTGGTTTATCTTTTTCTCTAGGCCAGTTGCCATTAGGATCTTCATATCCTATTCCATCAAATTGATGATTTTCAGGTATTTGGCCTGCAATTGATCCCATTATCATTGGTATTTGCCCGTCTTCACCGTCAGCAAAGAAACCAACTACTAATGAGCCACAAAGTAAACTGTGGTTTTCCATAATACCATTTATGCTGCCATTACTTACAGGCATGATGGGTGTGGCAAAAGGTAAATCTTTTACAGGTAATTCATTGAGATCTGCACTATGATAACCATGTATTCTTACTTTTACTCTGCCTGTTTCTAATGGATCTACAATATCTTCTACGACACCTGTCCACCATGTAAAATTTGGGCCTTCAATATTTGTTATCACTATCCACCTCCTGCAGCATCATAGGACACATTCATTTCATCTTCAGTTGGTCCTGCTTGTTCTAATAATCCGTTCTTAACTATATTCATATTCATTGTATAATCTGTTGGTTTAAACCTATGTGCAATAGATGTTATCAAATAATTTCCACTTAATATTGGATCTATCGCTTCGTCTTGATCTTCTATTCCTGCCTTTGATGTGCCTTTAGGATATACTAATTTAATTAATTTTCCTACTTCTATATCTGTTCTTCCTGGTACTATAACTTCAAAGGAATAATCTTTAAACGAATATAGATATTGCCTTCTAAAGGCCTGGGCGTATGAATAACCTCCCGCTCCTTGTACATAGGCTCCATCTAATACTCCAAAACCTACTTTATTTGTTGTATTTAGTATTGAATTTCCATACATCATAATAGTTTTTTGTAATGAATTTCGAGGTACAAAAGCAGGGACTCCTAAACCTGTATCTGTTTTCTTAAATGCCGACATATCTCCACGTACATCAGATGCAATTGTTTGTCTTTCCTTACTAAATAGATCTACCATCATTGTATTACTTGCATATTGACCTGATGCTTGTCCTTCTAATACATCTATTGTTCTCGGTATATCAATTTCATTGAATTGTGAGAATTTTGGAGGTAATTGATTACTTGATAAACTTTCACCTTCTTTACTTACTGGAGGTTGCCCCTCTTGCACATAAGTATATTGATCAAAAGGTGCAGCCTTTTGAGATTCTATCATTTCTGACAGAGATCTAAAATAATATCCTTTGCTACTTTCAAAGAATAAATAATCAGGTATACCATCCTCATTCTTAGCAAATTTTGTTAGATACATCATGTTTTGTACAGGCGACCAATTATTAGACATATAAGCGAATTCCATAGATTGTGGCCACGGCCTTACATCTAAAGGATTCCTACCGCCATCCTCAGTTCTATCTCTACCGCCAGAAATATTATCATTAAAAAGATCTCTTAGGTGATCATAAAAACCTGTTACATTTTGAATTCCTGCCATAGGTTTTGTTTGATCATCATATCCTTCAGGCGAACAAAATTTTAAAGTATATGTTTGCTGTCTGTCATTTATCATACCCCTATTAGTAATAGCATAAACTATAAAAGTTCTGAAAAATATATTAGAGGGTTGGTCTTCTAAAGTCGTTGTACGAAATTTAATTGTAATGGATTCTCCGCCGTGTATTCCTAAACCATTAATTATATCACTTGAGTCTGCAATTAAAATACTACCGTGCATATAGGGAGAAAAAATATCTTCATAGATAGTCATCTCAACCATAAAGTTGCTGAGAATTATAGGATCATGACCGTAGTTGTTTTGAAGTCTGAATTCTTCTACTTCATACTGTCCAACTTTCTGAATTATTTCTTCAGACATATTATAACCTTACTTAATTAATTTTTTGAACTGACTCTTCATACTAAATATGTATTCAGAACCTAATACTAATATTTGTCTTTTCTCTTCGTTCAAATTTTCTTCGTACTCAAAATTTGTTACTTCCTTATAAGTACCGTTGTTTACTTTTGTTGCATCCCAATCTACAATGACTGTATTGTCTGATGCTAAAACATAATGGTGCGTATCTTTAATATTGTTAGCACCATATTTATCTTCACAATATGTTACCAAATCTTCTTGTGATAAAGGCCATTCCTTATTAACGTCTACAATATTATTAATTAACAATATTACCCAATGATATTGAGCATTACCATATAGTTTGTGAGATAAGATTTCGGGTGTATCTCCATCGCCTACATAATGCTTTCTTAATCTAGATGCGTCAGGTATAAACTTACTTACAATAACTCTTCTAAATATATCTGTGACTGCCGTAAAATTTTTCTTACCGCCTTTAGTATAAGAATACATTGTTTTAGGAAATTGTTTAAAATACATTAGAAACCTGCCTGTATATGATCGCCTGTAAGAACTTCAAGTTCTGTAAATTGCAATTCCATTGTTATTTCTGTTGGTTTACCGCCCGAATTTTTAAATGTTGTAAAGAAACCATCGGGACCATATGTGACTTTAACATTAGTTAATGCACAATTTGCTATTCTAGGTAAGTTTTCATTTCTTACTACCTCATTAACAGGTGGTTCTGGGGGCTCTTTATCTCCGTCTTCTTCTGTGTTGTCATTAGCATCTTCAGCGGGTGGGGGTGGCTGGCCTGGTTCTGTTCTTAAAAATTCAATTACAAATTCTGATGGGTATTGTAAAAATACTGTTTCGGGTGACATATCAGGGTGCATATGAAATTTAAATATTTTAATAATTTGTTCTACTTGTGCCATTTCTTCTCTATTTTTAGGAGAGAAAATATATTGAAAACTAAATTTTCTGAAACCCATACTTCTAAATAATTGCTCTTTGAATGGGTTGTCTGCTAACTTACTTGTTGCTTGTAATGCTGATGCAAAGTCTGCATTTACTCCTAAAGCTCTCGGCAAGTTGGCTGCGGCGCCAATAACTCCTCTACCTGCTGCACCCGCCGCTTCACCTAGTTCAGTAAGATTAAAATCTAAACCGCCCGCTACCATTCCTGCCATTCCTAAATCTGTTTCATCATAGTTAGCTTGATATGCAGTTATAATTGACTGAGGAACATACAAGTATATCCCTTGTGTTGTAAATTCTCCTACATTGTCTTTAAATATATCACTTGCCAGGTAAGTGGTTACTGCTCCGGCTGCAACCGCTCCCGCTGCAACAGTTGTAGTGGTAAGTTTTTTATCTAAAAGTGCACTCGCTCCTCCTGCAACTGCTAGTGCCCCTACACCCATCGCCCCTACATCCGTAGCTGTTACGTTTTCTGCTGAGGCTCTATTTCCTTCACTAGCTCCTTCTGCATCTCCACTGAAATAATCTGCTAAATAATTATCTGCTGCTGCCTTTGCATTTATTCCTGAGCTTGTTGTTCCATCTCCTGTTAGGGAAATTCCTCTATTGCTTTCTCCAGATCCTAATTTCTTTTTAGCAATGATATAAAAACCTACTGCATTTACTTGATTTGCTTGAAATAAATCTTGAGGATAAACACTTGTAGTAGCCCCTAAATCTGCTGCTCTTGCAGTTCCTGCTGAAGGTGCTTTTCCGCCTTCAGTGGTACCGCTTGTTTGACCTGATTGTGCGTCTGTTGTTTTAGTGGAGCCACTGCCTGGTTGCCCCGAACCAAAGGATACTCCTAAGGCGTCTCCTACTTTGTCTACTAATGAACTCATCTGATATAAATACCTATGTTATTTACTTTATTTATATGGTCTACGCTAAAGAAATATATAAAGGAAAGTTCATACCTAAAAATTATTCGAAATATTTAGGTGATGTCACAAAGATAACATACCGTTCTAGTTATGAACTGAAGTTTATGAATTGGTGTGATATGAACGAATCCGTATCAGGATGGGTGTCAGAAGAGATTGCTATACCTTATCGTAACCCTATGGATAACAGAATACACAAATATTTCGTAGATTTTTATGTAGAAGTAACCGATAAAGGTGGTCATAAGAAGTCATATCTAATAGAAGTTAAACCCAAACGCTTTACAAAGCCCCCAGAAAAAAGAAGAAAAACCAAAAAGTATTTACAAGAAGTTGCTAATTATGCTGTAAACGAAGCAAAATGGAAGGCAGCGGAGTCTTTTTGTAAAGAAAAGAATTTAAATTTTATGCTTGTTACTGAAAAGGAACTTGGCATTTAACTTATAAATACTTACATGGCGACCAATGAATTTAGACAAATTAGACTAGAAGCTGGTGATGTAGACCGCTCTGACCGTTGGTATATAAACGCAGTTAGAGAGTTTGCAAAGGGTGTAGACAATCCTATGTCTGTTTTTAGTTCTGATTTAGGAAAATTTGAGACAAGTGTTGATACAGGAAATATGATGATGTTTACTTATGACGCTAAACACGCAGAAACATTACCATATTATGATAAGTTTCCTCTATCAATTATTATTGAACCACTTCCTAATATAGGTGGTTTTAGTGGTATTAACTTACATTATTTACCGCCTTTATTTAGAGCAGAAGTTTTAGGGGCGTTGAGAGAAACCACAGAAAAACTTACAGACGAAAAAGCACAATTAAGATCTAGTTGGGAGGTTGTAAAAAGATTCTCACAATATCCACAAATTAAGGGTGCTGTTAAAAAATATATTTTTGGTCAAGTAACAAGTAGATTTTACAAAGTAAATCCTATACATTGGAGATCGGCAGTATTTTTACCGACACAACAATTTACAGGAGCAACAGACAGAACAGTTTATAGAAGAACAATGTTAAAAGAAGAAAGAAAGAAAAAACCTAGTATGGGTATGGGGAGCGTATAATGGGCTGGTTAGACTTTAAAAAACCATCAGTTAAGGTAGGCGGAGAAGAAATAGAAGGACCAGTTACCCAATTAGGTAATCAACGTTGGGACGCTACTTCGTTTATGTCAGAAATAAGACGTAGACAATTAGCCCGTTCAGAGAGATTTGAAGTACAAGTTTCCTTCCCACCCGCCTTACAGGATAAAGAAACAATAGGTGACTTCTCAATATTTTGTGAAGAAGTCCAAATACCTGGTATGGTATTAACAAATAAAGAATTTAATGTAGGACCCTGGACACATTATAGAAATAACAATATAGGGTTCTTAGGAAACGAAATAAATTTAACTTTTTATTGTGATGTAGATTGGAGACTTAGACATCATTTCGAAAGATGGATGTCTCATTGTGTAGACACTACATCAAAACAAGTTGAATTCCCAGCAGACACATGGGGTAGAATTGTAATTGCTTCCTTAGATATGAAGGACCGTTACAGAAAAGCTTGGGTGTTACATGAAGTCACACCTAAAGTTCTTAACCTTATACCTCTTTCAATGGGCAACTCAGGTATAGCGAGAGCTACATTGATTGTATCTGCTACTTACTGGGAGTCTACTGCTATTAATGTTGGTATAGGTTCAAGTGACCCGGCAAACTTTGATAGTAGTATGAACAAAGCAGAAGAAAATTCTACAAGAACAGCAGTAAGAGAATGGGTGTTAGATTTGTTTAGAGGCGATAGCGAGAAAAAGCAAAACGAGGAACAGAATCAAGATCCAGAATTACAAAATGGATCAGGTGGCTAGTTATATTATAGGAGAAAATTATGGCATTACCAAAAATTGATACGCCAACATTCGAACTAGAAGTACCGTCAACAAGAGAAAGACATACTTTTAGGCCGTGGTTGGTAAAGGAAGAGAAAGTTCTCATGTTAGCAAATGAGGGCGGACAATTCGAAGACATGGTACAAGCGTGTAAAACGGTTGTACAAAACTGTTCATTTGGAAAAGTTGATGCAGGCAAAATTACAATGTTTGATTTACAACATTTGTTCATACGTTGTAAGGAAAAGTCTGTAACAGGTACACAGCAGTTCACTTTAATTTGTGGAAACTGTGAACATAAAATTCCATATGAAATGAAACTAGAAGAGCTTGCCGTAAATGGCGAAATTAAAAAAGGTAGATTGGATTTAGATGATGGTATCGTATTACAATTAAAATACCCTACTGTCAATGATACTCTAAATTCTACAAATAATACATTTGATTATATTAAAGCGTGTTTAGCTTCTGTTACAGTAGGAGAAGAAACTATTACAGTAGAAGACGAAACACCTGAAGAAATTGAAAATTTTATAGATAGTCTACCCGTAAAAGCATATAATGAAATGTTAGAATATTTCGATAGTATGCCAATGATGTCACATGAGGTTAATTATAAATGTCCTGAATGTGGTACTGAGAATTCTATTAACATTAATGGAGCAGAACATTTTTTCGGATGACTCTTTCTCAGGAGAATCTTGAAAACTATTATAAAACAAATTTCTTGTTAATGCAGGAACACAAATATAGTTTAACAGAGTTGGAGAATATGATGCCTTGGGAAAGAGAAGTTTATATAACATATTTGGTAGAGCACTTAAATAAAAAGGCCGAAAGGGCACAAACGAGAGCAAAGCAACAGGTTTAAAATAAATGGACGAGAAAGATTTAAAGAAAGTTATTGATGAAGCAACAGATAACGAAGATCTGAAAAAACTTCATGCAGATACCAAAGAAGATCTAGGTAATTTTGGCGACGAAATTAAAGAAAGAATATCGACTATAGAAAGTCACGCTGCAACCAATAAAGTAATGAATCTTGCTCAGGTTGCAGACGTAGTTCAACGTCGTGAAGGTGATAAAGTTCTAAGAGGTATCGCAGACAGAACTGAAGAAGGAATAAGAGCTGAGGCATCACATAACAAAGGTGCAAAATCCTCTCGTAAAAGAATAGAAGCTAGTTTAGATAGTTTACATAAAAAAGTAGATACCGGTGTAGGAATGGGTGGCGGTTCTGGTGGTGGCGGAGATGATGCAGGTCCTAGAATCCGTAATATAGGAGCTGTGTTAGGTAATTTAATGCCTACAAAAATTGGTTCCGATCAAATTAAAGGTGGTGCAGGTACTAACTTAAAATTAATGGCACAGGCAGATTCTAGTGTTTTAGAACAAGCAATGTTAAAGGATGCTGAAGGTGAAGGCGAGTTAGGTAAAAGAATAAGTAAACTTTTAGAAGCCACAAGAAAACAACAAGCGACAGGAGATGCTGGTGAAGCAAAAGAAGAACTAGCAAAACTAACAGCCTATCAACAAAGAACTGGTATCGATACTGGATTAGATTTAGAAGCCTTACAAAAAGGTACACAAAAACAAGGAATGTTTTCTAAGCAAAACATAAAAGAAAAATTAGGTGTATCACAAGGTGACGATTTAAGTGTTTCAGGTTTTGTAGAACAAAAGAGCCAAAATTTATTAGACAGTATAGATAAGTTTAAAGAAGTACTTAAAAATCCTTTTGGTGGTCAAAGTAGAGCAAACGAAAAAGAATTTCAAGGTATGGTTGGCACAGCGGTTGCCCAACAAGATCAAAAATCTGTTAGTGAGACTTTAGAAAAATTCTTTAAAGGAGAAGATTTTCAAAAACGTGATCCTGAAAAAATAGATCCTAGAAAAGCGTTAGTAAGTAGTAGAACAGGACAAGATACAGAAACAGTACAAGAGAAACAATTAGAAGTTCTAGAAGAAATAAGAGATATACTTTTAGATATGCAAGGTGGTATGGACGAAGGTGGTGGTATGCCATTGGTACCAAGAAGTGGCCCAGCTAGAACTAAAACGCCAGGATCTAGAACACCAAGAACTAGAACTCCGGGACCAAGAGCTAAAACACCTAACGTAAGACCATCAGGACCTAAAGTACCTAAAGGAGGATTTACAAGTCCCGCTCAGGCACCTAAGGGAGTTGATTTAGTAAAATCTAAGAGTGGTAAGTTCTTCCCATCTAATAGTCCTCAAGGACAAATGATTCAAAACATGACTAAAAATGCCGATGTAGTCGACGATGTCGCTAAGGCAGCACCTAAACCTAGTGCAACAGGAAAAGTAATACGAGGAGCAGCTAAAGGACTAGGTGTTCTTGGTGTAGCAGTAGATGCAGGTTTTAGAATTAGTGATGATATGGCTCAAAGAGATCTATTAGAAAGAGCACAAGCAGGAGATGAAACTGCCACAGATCAAAGAACAGGAGACATTTATACTGAAGAAAGCGCAGATGCTGATAGAGTAGAAAATGTATCTGGTTTTGGAGGAGGACTTGTAGGAGCGGCAGCAGGTGGTGCAGCAGGTGCCAAGGGAGGAGCAGCATTGGGTGCTGCTATTGGTAGTATTATACCAGGTGCAGGCACAGTAGCGGGTGCAGCTGTTGGTGGTTTTATTGGTGGTGTTGGTGGTAGTGTAATGGGTTACTTTGCTGGTTCAGCAGCGGGTCAGGAAGCAGGTGATGCTCTTACAACAAACGATGCAGAAAAAGAAATTGAAAAACTAGAATCAGATGGTGCTTTTGAAAAAGTTATTTTTGGTAACTCTACAATTAATAGAGAGAAAATGAAGGAAGTGGGCACCGTAAAAAATATTACATCACTACTATCACAAGAAGGCGATGATTTATCAGAAGATGATATTGCATTCCTAACAGACTTAAAAGATCAAAAAGCAAATACAGCGGCAACAATGGAACAAGTTCAATCCAGTACAGCAGGAACAGTTGGTATGACTACAGATCCTGTTACAGGACAAGCTGTTGCTGAAACATCTCCTACAGCAGATGCAGTAGGTAATATGACTGATTTAGCAGAAGGTTTAGACTTTGCTGCAATGCAACCAGTTATTAATATTGCTAATAATGCAGTTACGGGTGCTCAGCAAGGCGGACAAGATGCTATTGCTGCTGTAATGAAAGCGACATCTAGATTCCCACTAGATGATAATATGTCAAAAGTTCTAAGTAATTATAAAATCGTTTAGACGTTTTCTAATCTTACCATTAATCTTTCAGCACGGTTAGTAACTTGATTATACCAACGACTATCTCTTCCTTCTACTGCTGCAGTTTTCCAATCACCTTCTAGTATTGCTGCGTGCATTTTCTTAAATTTAGATAGTCTAGTTCTACCCATGTTGAACATCATATTAACTAGGATTTGTTGTACTTCATCTGGTAAATTTGTAAACACTCCTTCTTCATAAAGTAGTTCACATTCATTTATTGCTGTATCCAGATCTTTCTCGAAACAATCCTTAACTCTCTCTTCTGAAACTGGCGTGCCGACTTCTTGTCCTTGCTCAGGATCGGATTCGGTAACCAAGTGTCCGACTCCAAATGTCGGGTAGCCCAGGTGGTCTTTGTAAATCTCATACACTACACCCTCGTCTATTTTTAGTTGTTCAAATACTGCTTCTCTATTCATTTTTACCTTCTAAATATTTTACCATGTAACCAAACAATTCTGCTGGTTTCATGTAGTTTATTGTGATACTCTTTCTTATTGTATCGTACGGTGTATTTATTGTATCTACACCTGCTACTGCTTTGTTAAAATTTCCACCTCTGTGATATCTAGCATCAGGATCATTGTTTCTTTCTAAATCCCACAATGTTCTATTATATACAAAGTGTTCTAACCAAGCAGGCCAGATCATTAAATCTCCTGTCTTAGGTTTTACAATAACTTCTGTATCTATACCTGTCATTTTACCTGGTAACCAAGACTCTAATAAATTTCCTATAGGATTTCTAAATGCTATAGGGCTATGTTCCTCTTCGTTTTCTACATAGTAAGTTGCTATAAGAAAAAACTGACTGTGGTTATGCCATGAATAACTATCTCCACCGTCGAAACAAGTCCACCAGGCGTAATTATGCCAATTCCTTTCTAACATTTTTGAGAAAGGAAAATCACTAAGACTATTTAAATAATCTATTGCGTGTGTATGAATAATTTTTTGTAGTTTAGGAAAACTGCTAATATTAACCATAGGATCATCACCTGTAACAATAGCATGCTGTCCTTGTTCGTTATATACTGAGAGTTTTCTATAATGTCTGCCCATCTCAGGATTGGCATCTAAATAAAATTTACGTCTTTGATATTCAGCAAATACTTCTGATTGCAAGTTAGGAATTAAATCCATTGCAACATTTGATTTGTGATAAATTGGTATATCGAACATAAAAATATTTATATCTAAAAAAAGGGGCTAGCTCACTTTTCGAACGCCAGCCCCCCAAACTTTAGAAGTTTAACTGTCTTCTGCTAAGGATTTGAAATAAGATAAAGTATCATCTTCGTCTTCATCTTCCGTTGTAACAGGAGACGCTACAGGTGCTGCTTGGACTGTTTTCACCTTTTCCATAAAATGTTCGTCTTCAGCATCTATATTATTGTCTGCTTGGCTAATAGCTTCAGCAGTTGGAGCTGGTTTCTTGCTACCTAAAACCATGTCTAGTTTAGCTTTCAACTCCTCATAGGTTTTGAAGTTCTTAGGATCAACCAATTCAGCCAAGCTGTGTTGTTGTCCCCAAATTTCTTCAATTTTTGCATCCTCTGATGCAATAGGTGAAGGTGAATCAAATTCACTTTTATCATAATTACGATAACCTTCTACCTGTCTAATTTTTAATTTAAAGTTTGCACCTTCCCAGAAATCAAAAGGATTTACAGGAGTTTCATCTTCAAACTGTGGTTGCATAACATCTTTAATTTTGTCAAAGATCTTTTTACCAAACTTGTATGTAAAAACTTTACCTACATTGTCTGGATTAGCAGAATCCTCAACAACCATAATGTTAGCCCAATAGTTAAGACGTCTTTTTTGCTTACGTGCAATGTCTTTATTGGCTTCAACACCTGAATTCCAAAGTTCGGAGTTTAGTTCCGAAACAGGATCTTGTTTGTTGAGTGTTGTAAGAGAGTTTTCAATGTACCATTTGCCTCCAGGACCTTGGAACCCATGATTCCAAATTCTTACCCAAGGCATATCCTCTCCTTTAGGAGCAGGCAAAAATCTAATAACGGCGTAACCGTTACCTGCTTTGTCTACTGTGGGTTTCCACTCTTTACCATCATCTTGATTGAAGTTGGATTGTGGATTTGAGATTTTCTCGACTTCTTTCATTAGATTATCGAACTTACCGCGAGAATTCCTAAGTTCACTAAGTGTATTAAACGACATATTTCCTCCGTATTGCGTTGTATTAATCGTATTTTACGTTGTATAAGAAACATTTCTGTTTCTTGCAATATTATTTATAAGGTCTGTATGTTTTACATACAACGGATTGGTACTCTTTTTAGAAACAAATGGTGTATATTTCTCAACCAAACGAACAAAGTCTGATAGTACCAAGTCCTCCTTATACTCATTACAAAAGTCCAGATTTCTGTTTAATATAACAACCGTTTCTAGGGTAATCTGACTCCCTAGTAACATCTTTAATATAAGAGGATGGTCACCTTGTGTGGCATCTTCTATATTATCTTTTTCCATTCTTAACTGAATAGAATAAAGATCCTGTTCAAATTGATATGCTAGTTTTTCTTGTTTTGATTGCCAATGTTTGTAAGTGTCAAATGCCTGGGCGTCAAATACGCCTCCCCACCTGTCACCACTAACAAAGTTAGCAACAAGCATATCAATAATTTCTTGTCTACTAAAGTCTCTTGCAAGTTTTCGTATAACAATTAAATCCTTCCGTTTTAAAAATGTATCTTTTCTACCTTTGGCAGCAAATTTATGTTTAGTTATATCGTAGCTATCAGTTGTAAAATGTAACTTTAAAGCTAGATATATTTTATATACATCAAAGGGTTCCATGATATTTTATCTGATGATATTCATCTACAATCATAATCGCTACATTATATAATCTTCTTACAACATTTTTAGGATCTTTATCCTGATCCCATGTAATTTCTAATGTTTTTTCAATTCTGTCTTTCATGTTTTGCCATGTATCTCCAACAAACCAATCTGTTCCTACACCTTCGCTATTATAACTATTCCAGCAATTGCTTTTATAAGTTTTAGATGGGCAATAAAAATAAGGTGGCATAAATTTTGTAATTAACATAACTGTCAATGCCTGGTTTCGTATAGTAATATTTGGATGTATGTCTACCAAAGTATCTAAGTAAGATGCAATCCAACGCATTCCTTTTTGAGCATGATTTTCATAATATTTTAAAACATCTTCACGACGTCCTGTAATAGGTTTTATTTTGTATGCATCAACCACTGTGTCAATATATTCACTCAATAAACTAATAAAGTCCTTACAATCTCTTTCGTAATCATAAAATGTATAATCTTCATCACTATATTCGGGCCATCTTCTTAAAGGAACTAAAAGTCTTGCTAGTTCATATGTAATATAAGGTTTGCCTTCAAATTGTTCTTTTAATTTTTCCTGAGCTTGAACTGCGCTCATTTCTCTAAACTCTAAAGGTTCGGGTACTTCCTTTAATTCCCCAACAGGAATTATTTCTAGATATTTTTTCATAGCGGCAATGAATTCTTTTTCTTTTCTTTAAGTAGATTTAATTCTAAAGCTTCTTGTTTTATTTTGTTTTTTAGAGACGCTGTTAAAAATTTACTAACACTTTCAACTTCTATTTCTTTTTTAATACAATAATCTGTTAGCATATCTAAACATCCTGTATCTGCATTAAAGGCCATTTTTTCTATGTACTGAGAAAATTCTGTTGTAGTATTAAACTCTTTGGTAACTAAAAATACGTCTGAAAATTGTTTTTCTGTCATTTCTATTGTGTTATCTATTACTATCTTCGGTTTCATTATGTTTCCTTTTTACCCAATCTTTTATATAAGCATGAACATCATGTGTAGGATCTACATATGGATTTTGACAATATGTTCTTTGCGCTTCACCTGGTCTGTCCCATGAATGTACCACAGTAGCATCAAAAGACTCTGCTATAGACATTATGGTTTGAGGATTTCCACTTCCAAAATGTGCAACATCTGGTGAGGACGGATCTGCTAATAATTGTAACAATCCTTGAACTACATCATCGACATGCGTAAAATCTCTTTCTTTATCGCCTTTGCCAAATATTGTTAAAGGTTCTCCTTTCAAATAATCCATTTTAAATTTACGAATAACCGTACTATATTCACCGTAGTTAGCTTCACCGGGACCATATACATTGTAGAAATACATCTTAACAAAGTCTAAAGAGTACAGATTTCTATATAAATTTAATATATTTTCGCAAACAATTTTGCTAAAAGTATAAGGATTTTCTATTGCTTCCATATACTGCGTACTGCTAGACGTAGCGAAAAATAATTTACAATTAAATATTCTCGCCCAATCAGATACTGCAGTAGTTGTTGCCACGTTGTTATTTATTGTTTCTGTGGGATACTCCAACGCTCTACGGACTCTCGGACTGTTTGCTAAATGGAATATAGCGACAGGAGGTTCAACGTAAGGTTGGTGGGGATTAAAGGTTGCAACATCTTGTTTGTAATATTCTACGTTAGGATGTTTTATATACCAATCACCTGTTCGATTATCATCTACAACAGAAACAGAAAAACCATTATCCAATAATCGTTGTGTTAAATGCGAACCAATAAATCCGCATCCGCCTGTAACTATTATATGTGGCATATCTGTAAGCATAGTTCTATTATAGATGCTTACTATGTATAAGTCAAGTAATAATATTACCAAAAAGTAGTACCGTAGCAATTTCCCACGGTACTACTATGACACCTATGATTATAAATCGTTTAATCACAGATTAAAAACTGTATGTTGAAGCATACATGATAAATACTGGTATGGCGAGTGGTAAAGATAACAATGCTACAAATTCAACCGCATCGCAGAAAAGACAAACTTTGTCATTCTCTCTTAGTCGTTCGACTTTAAGCACTATGTTCTTCGCAACCCGCAGTGCTGCTGTGGACATAGCCTTCTCCTAAAATAAGTTATAATTATTAGTTATTATAAACGGACTCTATAATAACGTTTTATTTATAACGGAAATACTCTTGAGTTGTAATATTTTTGTAATAAATGGTGGGCCCGACTGGACTCGAACCAGTGACCTATCCGTTATGAGCGGACTGCTCTAACCAACTGAGCTACAAGCCCCATTATATGGTGCCCTCTGCCAGACTCGAACTGGCACGTCCTAAGGACGAGAGATTTTAAGTCTCTTGTGTCTACCTATTTCACCAAGAGGGCGTATTGGCGCGCCCGGTAGGATTCGAACCTACAACCTACGGCTTAGAAGGCCGTTGCTCTATCCAGTTGAGCTACGGGCGCCTTAATTTTCTAGTTCGTATGCGTCTCTCGCTTCTATAAGTTGTGGTACGAATTCGTCCCTTGTAGCAGTGAACACTGCGGGACCGTCATCTTCCATTGCCATTATAATAACTGATTGACTTACAGGAATACCTGTACGCTCCTCAAACATAATAGCATAAGCAGAACATTGTATAAAATAATTATAACAGTTGCTTCTTGTCTTTCTTTTCTTGGAAGTTTTAAAATCTATAATAGAAAGTTTGCCTTTATATTCTGCAATACAATCTGCTTGACCACCCAATCGTAAATGGTCGGAGTACATTGTTTGTTCAATTGATTTTATGTTATCAATATCGTTTAACAACGGACGCATTGCATCATACATTTCTACATCTAATAAACTTAATTTGCTTTTATCCTCGTATTCGTTACGAAGTGCATTTTCACATAAGGTATGGAATTTTGTTCCACGTGCTGTTGCAGTCCTACTAATTTTATTAGCTTCTGCTTCACCTACTCTTTGTCGCCATGCTTGTACCCATGGTTTAGATTTGTGTGATAAAATCGTTGTAACAGAAGGATAATGTTTACCTTCTGGTGTGAGATACTTTCTAGAACCGTCTACGTTCTCTCTTTTTAATTTAGGTATCTCGATAAAGTCGTGTGTAAATTTTTTATCCATAGTGTAAATATGTTGACATTATATATTTGTCATTATCCTTTGTTGGGTGTCCAATGTGAGGATATTCCCATGTTGGCGGGAATACTAATACAGAACCTTGTATTGGAGTTGCCTTTAATCCTTGTCTTGTAAATTCTGTCTCTCCATCAGAGTTGTTTAAATAAAATAAAAATGCAAGAAACCTTTGTGAGGATTCCTTATTAGCACAATCAATATGCAGTTTAAAGTCTTGTGAACTATTTTTCAAGTATCGTTTTACCCTAAATGACTCTACAGACCCTATCTCAGGAAATATTTTTACATTTAATTCTGCCAAATAATCTCGTACAGTTTTTTTCAGAGCATCAACAACCTCTTGATGTTTATCTTCACCGTCCATAAGATTGCTTTTATTCTGTGTAAAGTTGTATTCAACAAAATCCATAACATTTGTTTTTTGATGTATATGTGCATGTTCACTTTCGTTAAAGGTACTGATAAGCCAATCACATAAGTCAGCACTCAATACATTTGCATATTGTCTTATCATAATCTTTGTACTTTTTCTACAGCATCTTGCAGTTGAGGATCATTAAGTCCTCGCAATACATCATTTGTAACAGGTGTATCGTAACACAATTCGCCGTTTTTAAATACTGCAAGTTCATATATCCCTTTAATTGGTGTTGCTAAACCATCACCATCATACTTATATTCAGGGATTACACTTGCGCTGTATCCATTTTTAAATGAAACAATAAATTGCTTAGTTCCTGGGTAGTGATGTTCTTTAACTTCTATTACAGGAGTTTCGCCATTTATGTTTTCAAATCTTTTAATCATTTCTTTCTCCTACGCCCCAATCAATTACAACCGGGAATCTTGGAATGTTATCTACAGTTCTTTCAAAGTATCTACAAGTTACCCAATTAGGTTTTACTTCCTGCTCTAGTAGAGCCTTAAGTGTTGCTTGATTACCTCTGACTCCACTCTTAAATGTTTCTTTGCCATCTGTAAGAATAAAGTGTTTAGCATATCCTGCCCAATTACCAGAACCCTCTAATACTTCAACTACTTCAAACTCTTCTGTAATGAACTCTTTTCTTTTCAATAAGTTCTTACTTCTTTTGTTTTCGTAAGGAGTATTGTTTCTAACCATTTGTCCTTCGTAACCAGCTTCTGTGTACTCTGCATACTTAGAATCTAATTCTTCTTGAGTGTTACAATATTCTGTTTCAACAAATACAAGTGGTGCCTCAAAATTTTGAGATTCTAAATGTATATTACGATCTTCAAATGAGAATCCTTCCCACTCATCTCCTGCTAAGTCATATATATGATACTCAACAAGTTTGAAACATTCTGCTTGTTCCTCTTCTGAAGGTTTAACTTTCCTAACAAGACTTGTAATCTTGTTGAAATCTGCTTTCAACTGATGATTATATAATTCACCATCTAAAACATCGTTAGGATTTTCTTTGAAGTAAGGTTGTAGAGCTAAAAAGATGTGGTCACAAGTTGTGATTGCTTTACCTTGCCTTGTATAAAGGCCATCTTTTCTTGCAATGCAACGAATACCATCTAACTTGGGTTGACAAATCATATCTAGCATCATCCTTTTAGGACCATCTAGTTTTGAATAGTCATGTGCAAGTTGTGGTTTGAATTTATCGTAAGAATCAATTTGGTTAACATACTCAAAATATTCTTTTTCAATATTTTTATCCCATTGTGCTTGGGCTTCTTTTTCTGCTTGTTCACTGGCAGTTGTAGCATTTGCTTTACCTGTGTTTTTAGCTTCTGTATGTTTCCATTCAGAAGTAACAAGGTTGCCATCTTTGATTCCTGAGACAGTACGAATACCAGGTGTAGTTACACCATGTCCTGTCCATTCTATAGTCCACTCCCGGATTTTTCCGGAAGTGTCTCTTTTGTAAAGTGTTGGAAGTCTAAATATCATTATACGAAACTCCCATCTCTTGGTGTGCCTGCTACGGCTCCTGAACAATATCCAGGACCATAAACTGTTCTGCGATCAATTTTAAAACCATCAATAACATTACCTCTAGCTTTGTTAAGAGCTGGAGCTGACCAGCCGGCTGCTAAAAGCACATCACCTGTTTTAAATTTCTCATGGGACAAATTAATGAAACCCCATACACTTTGTCCAGGATTTGCAATAATAATTTTTACAAATTTACGTCCTGCTTTATAAGAAACAGCATAATCTTTAAGGGTTGGAAAGTCCTCAAAGTGTTGTTTTTCAATATCCTTACAAAGTTTTTCAATTTTTGTTTTAAGTACATTATCTAACATTTATTACCTCACTTTTTTAGTTTATGTGTATATGATAGTACCATAGGAACCAAAAGTCAAGCATTTTTTACACTTTTTTTGAAATCTTTTTTACTGTGATATCAATAACTTACTGCTCTTCGTATTGCTCTCTCGCTATGAGATACTCCTTTACAAGGTCAGATCTTACTATATCGTCTGTACCAAACTCAATAAGTTCAAATGATGGCATATTTTCCGCTATTTGTATGAACTTTTTAAGTCCTGATTTGTCGTTATTTTTGTATAGATCTGTCTGTCTAAAATCCCCTGAAAATATGATTTTTGTGTTGTGACCTACTCGCGTCATAATACTGTTAATTTCCATATCATTCATATTTTGACATTCGTCTACAAGTATAATGGCATTGTCTAATGTTATGCCCCTTACAAAAGATGTGCACATAAAATACACTTTCTTTTGCTCCATTAATCTATCGTATGGTTGTTGTTTATGAGGAAACAATTCATCCATCATATTTTGATATGGTATGGAATAAACGTCAATTTTTTCGCCGTAGTCACCGGGTAAATGTCCTATCTCTCTGGACGGTACCGCTGACCTGAGAATAATTAATTTTGTATATTGATAACTCTTTGCCATTACATCTTCCATTGCTTTATACATTGCAATAAAAGTTTTACCTGTGCCTGCCGCACCGTGTAATATTAAAGCGTTTTTGCGTTTGTAGTTTTTAAAGAATTGGACTTGTGCCTGTGTCATTGGATCAATGCGTGTTAAGTCCTGTGCTGAAATTTTTAAAGGAGTTGATCTCCTTTGTTGATGTTTAATTGTATCATGAACTAAAGCTAAATTTTTTCTGGACATATATCCTCCGTTGTATTAATTAAATCATAACGAACTTTAGTCTTTGCTTATTTTACCTCCTAATTTTTTTCTTGCTTTTTTAACTATGTTTCTTTTGGCAACGGATATTCTATCTTTTTTACCGTGTGTTTCTGCCAAAGGACTAAATGGGGAGTTTTCTGCTACCCTAGATAGTACATCGTTAAATCCTGCTGGTGGTTTTGTTCTGTCACCTGTGCCTCCGATTAGGGCAGCTGATGTCATGACAGCTCTTAATTCTGGGTTATCCTTCAAGTATTGTTCTCTGTCTTTCCAGGACATAAACTTATCAAATTGTTCACCTGTTTTTTCGTTTTCAAAACTATATGTTGGCATTATATACAACCCACTATGTGGATTCTCTCCTCTCTACCTGCATTTACCGCAGTATGTTTTAGTAATGTGTTTACCTCATAATTATTTCCGTCAGCGGGATATCTATGGACTACATCGTCGATTATAAGGAAACAATCTTCGTTTGTCTGTACAGGAATGTGCATTCTTTTTGTTGAGTCTTGATGATAGTTATAACATTTGCCTGGTATAAGTTTCATCACTCTTGTTCTATACATTTTCAATTCCTCTAATATAGAGTTTATGTATTCTAACTCTGGAAACATAGGGTGTATGAATGTTTTTTCCAATACTGCTGCTGCTTTTTGTGCGTCTTGGTATGTTGGAAAATCTTTTGGATCAACAATTGCTCCTGTGCCATAAAAGGGATCTGTACAACCTTCTACGGTTTGTAGCGATATTTGAAATTTATATTCTGGCAATAAATTTATCTCGCTTCTTATTTTTTCAATATCATACATTATGTTGCAGTTACCGAATACTCTGTTATACTGTCTATAATTTTATTTATAAGTTTTCTACTATGGTGGGACAGTAGTTGGGAATTGTATCCTAGTATAAGGCACTTCTTAATGTACATGGGATCAGTTCTTTTTAGTTCTATTCTATCGTATCGTATTCGCTCCCACCCGAAGGTGTTGAGACACAATAACGCAAGATCTATCTCTTGGTCTGTATAAAAAGCCATCTTATAGCCCTTTATTATTTTGGGCTTTGTTACTGCTTTTGGAAACTGTATTACCCTTGCCATACGATTATTTATGTCTAGAAACATTTGACCCCATACTTTTTCTCAAATTCTAGTGCATCCTTCCATGTATTTACAATAGGTTTACCTTTAATGTTTAGACTCGTATTAAGTAACATAGGACACCCGGTTCGTGCATACCAATGTTCTAGGAGTTTATACATTTCTGGGTGTTGTTCCTTTGTAACAGTTTGTACCCTACTTGTTCCGTCTGCGTGTGTTATAGCAGGTACTTCCTTAGATGTACACTCAAAAACATACTGCATATAAGGAGAAGATTTTACTGGCATAGAGAAATATTTGTGTGCATGTTCTTCCATTATAATAGGAGCGAATGGTCTAAACTCCTGTCTACGTTTTATTTCGTTTACTTTGTCCTGTACTTCAGGTCCTCTAGGATCTGCTAACAAAGAACGATTACCTAATGCACGTGGTCCAAACTCTGCACGTCCTTTTGCTACACCTATCATTTGTCCGTCTATTAAAAAATCTATCATATGTTTGTAATCCCAATTACCTACAATATTTGTTCCTAAATAAGGGCCTTCCCATTTGACGTGTTTTTTATTTCCTGCTAATATAGCTCCTAAAGAAGAACCTGCGTCTCCTGGATTAGGCATAATCCAAACGTCTTGATAATATTTTATTGCTTTGTTATTTGCTACACAATTTAAGGCGCAACCTCCCATAAGAACTAAATTATTTTCTTCAGGTAAAAGTTCCCTTGCCTTCTTTAGTAATACTTCAAACTCTTCGGTATAAATTTTTTGTGCTGAAGCGGCAAAGTCAAAGTGGTCTTCTTTTCCATGTTCCCACCAACGACAACCTCTATGTAAATTTTCATCCAACAAAAGCGACATACTTTCGTAATACTTATCTGGGTCTCCGTAAGCAGACATACCCATTAAAATATATTCTTCTTCATTAGGTTTCAATCCACAGCGATGCGTAATAGCAGAATAAAACAAACCAAGTGAGGAAGGATATTTTAAACACCAAATCTTTTTCATACCTGTAGGAGTAGCGTGCCAAATAGACGCTGTATCAAATTCTCCTATTGCATCTATAACTAATACTGCAGCGCTTTCATAACCGCTTGTATAAAAGCCGGCAGCGGCGTGTGTTTGATGATGTAAATGATATTTAATCTTTTTATCTACACCTAACTTTTTTAATTCATCTTTAAAATTTAAAAATCTACTATCCCAACCTTGACCAGCATGAAGACGTCTTAAATTTTTAAGTCTAGGGTCTTCGTACCAATGTATAACATCAGGTTCGCCATAGGATAAAGCATCTAGTATAATGCCTTCATTTAAATCTTTATCATTTTTTATACCACTATATCTCTCAGCATGGCCTGCAAATAATATTTTGTCATCTTGTACAGATGCAATTGCACCATCGTGATTATAAGCAGCAATACCCCAACTAATCATAGATAAACGGATCTTCCTCTCTCATCTTTTTAAGTTTTTCTTCCCATTCTTTATCGTCAAACTCTACAGGAAATTCTTCTTCTTTTTCCTCTTCCTTCTTTTTCTTATCTTCTGACATAACCTTTCTCCTCTAATAATTTTGCCATTGTAGTATATACAGCACTATTTCCTAATTTTGAAAAATGTCCAAAAGGATTATTATATTTTGAAAAGTCTTCATTATTATAATATGACTCCCAATCATCTCCTTCTACTTCCCATTGTAACTTAGCATTAGGATCATAATCCTTTAAGTAATCAAATATATTGAACTTATTATTAACTGATAATATATGTTCACATATTTCGTCCCTCATAATTTTTAAATCTTGTAAACTGTCATATACTTCTGTTACCATTGTTTCACCGTATTTAGGATCTCCAGATCTAGGAAGTTTTTGTATATTATTATAGCCATACTCTTTTTCAAATAATTTTTCAAAATAATATGTTTCAGTAAATATGCCTGGAGAAACCACTGTGCCATAGAACCATATAGTTATACCTTTTGCTTTACATAAATTAAGTAAACTTGATAAATTATGTATTAATCTTTTTACTACATTATAATCGCTCATACACCACTGATCTAAATATGCCATATCAAATTTTGCACCGTTTCTTGGAGCTGTAGGTAATATTTTTCTCCAATAAGGAACTCTTGGTAAAGCATACGTCATTCTAGTTTGTGCACTTATTCCAAATAATATTGTATCACCTTTCTTTATAACATCTCTATAAATTAATTCTATTGCTTGCCTTGATGAATATTCTGGTCCGTGTCCTGGTTCAGAATAATTGAAAAGTTCCATATTAAACTCGTATGCAAGATGTGAAAGGTATCCTTTATATTTTCCTTTTCTCATAACTTCTGTAGTCTTTGGTCCTAGAAACTCTTCATCTATACCAAAATGTTCTTTGTATATTTGACTCTCTGACATATACTTGTCTTTTAGACTCCAGAGTTCTGCTCTGTCTGGGTAAAGTTCCTCAAGAAGTATTTCACTACCTGCTGGAAAGGAACAACCAAATCCAAATAATTTTTTCATAGTTTACCTCGTAGTGCATGTATCATTGCATCTGCAATTAATCTATGTCCTTTAAAATTTGGATGTCCATAAGGATTGTAAAATCCTGCTTCGAACTCTTCATAATTTCTGATTTGTTTTTCAGGCATATCAGTATGAATCCATTTAGTTCTAGAATTTGTATCCTGTTCCAACCAATGCAAAACGTTGTAATGGTCAATATTTACGAGTACATCATCTTTATCTGGATATTTCTTTCTTTTATCTGTTTTATATAAGCAATACTCACTCATTTCTTCTGCCATAGAACATAGTGTTATAATTTGCTCCCTAACTTCTTCGTAATCGGGTGCTCGTATTCCGTTTTTTAAATGTTCTATTGGTGAATATTCTATCTTTGTTGTTGGGTGTGCTTTTTGTAAAAACTCTTGCAATGTTTCGTGCATTGGTATTTTTGTAAATAATTTTCCATGGTCAGTTGTTCCATAGAAAAATATTCTAATATTTTTTAACCTACAAAGACTAAACAAACCATATAAACCGTGTATTAATCTTTCATATTCGTTATAAGGATTATTCCATATTTTTCTTAATCCTTCTTCATGTACATTTCTTGGTTGTAATGTAGGAACATAATGTACAGTTTTTTCTACATCATTCTTAGCAAGAAAAAACTCATTATGAGATTGTATTTGATTTGGTGAATGTATGTGCCTTTCTTTTATATAATAATGTTGTCTAGCAGAATGTGGTATTCCAAATAATATTACATTGTTTGCTTGAATTTTTTCTTTGTGTATTAACTCCATAGCTCTGTAAATATTCCACATAGGACCTGCACCCGGTGTTGCATAGTTTTCATGTTCAAAATTATAATGGTCTGCAACCATTTGTGGGAACCCGCTATGTATGCCCCAATATTGCCACTCAACATCTTCCCATACTATGGGACTCCAGTCTTCAATTTTTGCGTAGACATTTTTCCAATACTTAAAAGAGTCAACTAATGAGCTTTCGTATCTGTGTTTTTTGGAACATTCATATCTAGCTTTGTTATCGCCATCAAATAACTTGTTTGCTATTTCTAGTTCAGAACCTGCAGTCACAGAACAACCGAAACTAATCATTTTTCCGTTATACTTGTGTCCTTCTTTACCGCCGCCTCTAAGCGTTGCCATTATATTTTTCCCGTACTGTATTTATCCATTCGATATATCTTGGATCCAATCCGTCCATTGTTTTGTTTCTTCTTACTAAATATTGATCTAAAAATTTAATCATATCTTTTTCAACATCATCTTGCGCTATGTGATATTGTTTAGCAATAGCAGATTCAAAATAACTATCATACATAAAACTTATAAAGTTTTTTATTTGATTTTTAGAAACAGAGTCACCTAAATGTTTTTGTACTTCCATAAATTCTTCTACTTCTTTTCCTAGTTGTTCTCTGTACTCTTTAGGAATAAGTTGTACTTGGTGAAATTCTGGATGCAATACTCTATTAGCATTTAATCTAACTCTATGATTTCCATATTCTGCTCTTAAACTTTCTATCATCTTTAAATAATCTATATATGACCAACAAGACATATTATTAATAGCAGTGGTTATCGTCAATGCAATATCACTTGTATCTAAAACTGTACGAACATTTTTCATCCATAATTCACCGTCGAAACCATCTCTTGTAAATTCCGCCTGTGCCATATTACTTTCACAGCTTGTATGTATTTCAACTTTGTTTCCCATAAAAGAATTTCTATCTACGTCTTTACTTTGTTTATCCCACAAAAATTTTGTTTGCTCAATAAATTTTTCTACTTGTCCTTTGTGATGAATTAAATTAGAGTTTACAAATAAATTTCCTCTATATGTTCTTTCTTTATCTAACATATCCATAAACTCCCAGAAAGGAATATGTAGTAAAGGTTCACCTCCTGTGAATCTAATAATTTGTAATGTCTTAGAAAGTTCGGGCCACCATTCTAAAAAAGCATCAACATAAGGATTTTCTTCATCTTTTATGAGCTTGTCTTTTATATCAGCATTAAATCTTCTATTAACTTTTAGATCGTATGAACCATGTTTCTTAATATCATTAGCCCATGTAGAACTAAATTGAGGTCCACAATAAGCGCAAGCTAAGTTACAAGTTCTACTGAATGCTATTTCTAATCTTAATGGTGTAACTTTATCTGGAATGTCTGTTGCTATTAAGTTTGTATCGTAAGATCTAGACTTCATCATTCTATCACTTGTTTGGCCAAACTTCTCTGCATTCCAACAATAGTTACAACCTGCAGGTTGCCTACCTTTTAACATACTGTGGCGTTCGTGTATTTTTTCTTTGGTGTTATGTAAAGAACGTAAATCGTTAGGATCTAATTCTATACCGTGTGTTGGATTGTGATGACAAGATGCTGTCTCGCCCATATATAACCACATGGTTGCTTCATACCATTTTGCTAAACAAAATGAAGATGAAATTTTATCCAAGTGATGTTTTTTAAACATCTTCGGATCTAGGCCATGTAGCATTGCCATTATTTTAGTTCCTCAGATATATAACCGCCACCTTTTTTAAATTCATCTAGTTCAACACCTGATTCTATTTCATCTTTACGAATTGGTGCAGGTAAATCCTGTTCTACAATTTGTTGAACTGTAGGAATAACTTCCATTGTTTTAATACTATCAAAGAAATCTACGAATCTTTGTGGGAATGTTTCTCTAAAATTTTTACCTCGTCTTACATCGTATTGTGTATAAAATTGTTTGAAATCATTATATAACTTATCTGTTTCTGCTGTCTGTTGATGAGGTGTTTTAACAATATCTAAGTAATCAATTAATCTTTCTACCTGTGCTATTTCCCAATCACTAAGTATTGCTATTCCATTAGGATCTTTATCTTCCCAACGATTTGCTTTTAGTGGTTCCAACCACTTCTCTAATTTTTCCTTGTAATACGTTTTTATTTCTACAGGCAAAATTGCTGCTGCCTGAAAACTAGGGAACCTTAATATGTTTAGTGATATTGTTAGATATTGCCTTCCGTATTTTCTCTTAATATCTATTTGCTCATCTAAAAACTCTGTAAGACTTGCTAAACAAAGACTATTAATTGTACCCATGCAAATAATTTGATTTACATTTCCTTCTGTAATTAATCGTATAACATTTTCTTTCCACTGCTTGTATATCATACCATCTCTAATATACTCTGAATGAGCTCCTACGGCTTCATTACTTGTATAAATGTCTAACTGCGGAACATGATGACTGTATTCAATTAATCTATCCATAAGTTTTTTCTTAGGAACTAAATTTGAATTGATAGCATATTTTAATTTTTTACCTTTATCGGGATTATCTTTAAACCAATCAAATAATTTCCAAACAGATGCCGCCATCAACGGTTCACCGCCTGTAATTCTTATTTCCTGTAAACTATGTTGTAAGTCTGATTCCCACCATTTCCAAAATGCTTGTATGTACGGATTCTCTTCTTCTTTATCTGCTGCATTTTTAGCCCAGGGTGCGTCTGTAACAAAGTGTCCTCTGCCATCACTTACAATATTTCTGTAACCGCCATATTTCTTAATGTCTTTGACCCATGTAGAACTAAAAGAAGGATTACAATAAGAACAGGCAAAATTACAAGTTCTATCAAAACTTATTTCTAATGTTTTTAGTGTAACGTCTTCATCGCCTGTCATGTCGGCTGCTTTTAAATTATCCTCTTTAGAAAAGGTAATTGTTTTCATAACTCTATCTGAGATATGATCTTTACCCATATCTTCTACTTTCCAACAATACTCACATTCATTAGGACGAACACCGTTAAGCATCATCTTACGCATTTCTTTTTTATGCTTTGTATTGTGTATAGCAGAAGGATTTGTTTTTATCTCTTCTAAATCTATAGCATGTGAGGGTGGGTGGTGACAGCTAGTTGTCTGTCCATGTCCCAACCATATAGTAGCGTTATACCATTTAGCGCCACAATATGAAGGGCTTATTTTGTCTATAAAATTAAATTTATATTTGTGTAGTTCTGTATCAGTGTTGTTGCTCATGATTTCTCACATTCATTAATAAAAGTTCTGTACTCTGGAAAAGTTTTTCTTAAATTTGTTCCTTGCCTTCTATCCTTCTCGTTAAAATATTGTATAAAATTCCTTTTAATTTGTTTTTCTAAATTAGGCTCAAAAGGTTCCTTTGCCCAATCATACAATCTACGAATTTTATCTATTTCATAATCTTTGAAACCTTTAAATCTATTAGATTGTGTTTCCTTATTTTCCTCCATAAAGACAATACTGTCTAATAAAGGTTGTAACATCTCAGGTGTTGCCAATTTTAATGACATCCATTTAGGGTCATGTAACATTGGTGTATCAAACCATATAAGTTGTCTATCAGTATTTATTTCCTTTCTCAGAGCCAATATATTAGTTACATAATCCATCCAACCTGGTAATGATAAAACATTCATTGTAGATATAAAGGTTAGACTGTGTTTATTACTTTCTAATAAAAATCTTCTGACATTATTATATAAAGTATCAAAATGTAAACCTGATCTTATATACTCTGCTTGTGGTCCCCATGAATCCAAACTACAAAATAACATAAAGTGATCTATTGCATCTTTATCTGTTATCTCTTTTAAGTCTGTCATAAATCTATCCCACAATTCTTGTTTAGGTGGATTGCAATTACTTGTAATACTTAAATGAAGTTTCTCACTAGGATTCTTTTTTACATAATCAAATATTTTAAATGTATTTTTATCCATTAATGGTTCGCCACCTGTCATACGAAATGTTTGTAAGTTATCATATACACTAGGAAACCATCTCCAGAAAGCTGTAAGATATGGATTGTCAGGCCTGTTATTAGGCATATGCTCTCCTGATTCCATCCAAGCACTGTCGTTATGCGTACCTGTTTCTAGTTTGTAAGGACCGTGTTTTCTTATTTCTTTATGCCATTCTGTAGATAAATGTGGACTACAATATGTGCATTTAAAATTACATGCTTGGTTAAAATTAACTTCTAAATATTTAGGTGCAGGATTGCCGTCAGAACCGTATTTAATTGCTTCTGCTATAATACCTTCTTCATTTACATCAAAACTTCTATAAGGCCTATCTGAAATATTGCCTCCGTCCTCAATGTCCCAACAAAAAGAACACTCTTTAGGTCTCTCGCCATTTAACATCATTGCACGTTGTTTCTTTTTGTGTTTTGTATTATGTAAAGCACCAGGATCTGCTGCCAATTCATCTAAAGGAACTTTATGTGTTGGTGGGTGATAACAAGAATGCGTTCTGCCTGTGGGTATATGTACACTAACATTGAACCATTTTGCTAAACAAAATGAGGGAGAAACTTTATTGAGTGCCTCGCCCATTTCTTTTGTATCATTAAAATAGACTGATTGATACGCGCCTTCTAAGTCTGCTGTAACTTTGTCTCCTCGAATGTCTTCGTTCAGTTCTACTACTTTTATTTTATCTGTCATTTATACTTCTAATATGGATCGTTTGGTATCCAATAGTTCTAGTCCCTGGTCCAAGATTTGTAATACTGTGTCTTGTATTCCAATTATTTAACATGAATACTCCTGTACCTTTTTCTGTAGGTCCTTCCCAATCCATATCAATAAAGTTTGTCCCTGAGCCTGCAGGGTTATCTTGTAAATTAATTATTAAAACACCAAATATAAATCTATTGTCTATATGTGGTGACATCTTAAAACCTTCTTTATCCTGTAACACTTCTCCTGTTTCTTTAAATGAAGGCCAAACAAATTTAGACAAATTATTCATCCACATTTGTCTAACTTCTTCTATTTTACTTATCTCGTTTCTTATATAGTATTGTAACTTTCTTGTATTGGCGTCCCAATTTAAATAAAAGTTTTCATTGTATGCACAGCTTATTCTTAGATGGTCGTGTGAGGAGCCTTGATTGTAAATATGTTTCTCTATAAAGTTTGTATTTTGTAGATAAAAATCCGTAACTTTCCATACAGGATATTTTATGTCTACTTGTCTATAGTTCATTTTATATTACCTATATCTTCACCTACATATTTTCCTTTTTTAGTGATTGCCATATATCTTGTAAAGTATGTAGGTTTATCGTTTTTCATATCCCAAGGACCTTCGTATTCTAATTGTCCTTGATATATTGTATGTATTGCATGATTATTATTAAGAAACTCTTCTAATGAATTGTTAGCTCTAATATGATCTTTGTGAGAAAAATCATTGTTTCCTTGTATAATAACATAGGTGCCCTCAGGTATATTATCATACCATTTGTCATATTGTGCTTGTGTTATGTGTTCACAAATTGTATTGATTACAACGTCAGGATTTGGCAAATCTTCAGAATACACATAATCATCTAAACTGCATTGTTCTGTTGGATAGTGTTTATTAGAAAGATGAAAGTCCTTAGCCTTCCAATTCAAATCAGGAGTATTACACCACTCTAAATATTTAGGATCTATATCAACACATATGGTTTTAGGTATTTCCAACATATCTGCTAACACACCATACCAAGATCCAAATATAATACAGCTTTGTGGTTCATACCAACCTGAAGAGCCTTCTTGTGCTAAATATTCTCCCATAACTTCACACAACCAAGTCTTACTTTGTACTTGACTAGGCCAAAACGCTTCAAGAGCATCTGGGTGTTTTCTTACCAAGCTCATCCATTTTAAAACTGTATCTTCTTGAAATCTCATACCATTCCTTTTTTAGGTTGCCAATCATATCCTTCGTCTGTTAAATCTATCCAATAAACGTTCTGTAAATAGTGTGGTGCATTTTCATCCACCATAAATTTATAACGTTCGTCAAATATAATTTTTTGCCAGAAGTCCTCGTCATAAGTATTGTTCCATAACTTTTTAGACTGTATTGTTCTTCTTTTGCCTTGATAGGCATTGTTTAATGCTACATTACTTTCGTGTAGACTCCACCACATAACTTTATAACCTAGTTTCTTTGAATGTTTCATTAGTTCAGGCAACAACACAAATCCTAATTGATTGTTTCTAAATTTTTTTAGTATGTGATAACGACAAGCTCTGATTGCTATATCTTCGTCGCCTGTATAATGACTAGGTTCTAAGTGTGCAATACCTGCAGGTTGTCCGTGCCAAAAAAGAACTAATGTTTCACCTGGTGTATTGTATGGGTGATACTTGTTGTCGAAGGTTTCGCCGTTGCCTTCTGCGTATGCTTGGTTAATAATAATGTCAATGCTACCTAAAGCATTTTCATCTTCTAGTTGTTGTCTTGTTTTAATCTTATACATTCAAAATCTCTTTGCCCAGCAATAGAGCCCATTAAATAATGTCTAATACTTTGTCCCTTGTGATATACTGCGTGTTTATATCCTATATTAAGAAAATAACATTTCTTCTCTTCCATTTCAACTACTTTGTGTTCTCCATTATACCAGAAATGATTTTCAACACCATTATTACCTGATATAGGAATAATAAAACGCATTGCGTATGTTGTATTGTAATCTATATGAGGTGGGACGAAACCATTGGGAAACATACGAGAATAACGAACCCGTATCAATTTATCTTGGAATGCTCCGTTTAAATGTGACTGTAGCGTAGAGCCCTTGTAAAAATCTACGGGTTCGTCCCAATTATGCTCATCCATTGTAAATGGAATATTGCGCCTCAGTTTATCTTTTGTAGTGTATTCAGTAGCATCACCTAAATCTTCTTCTTTCTTACATTCTGTTAGGTGAAAGTGTTGAACGTGTTTATATGTTTCGTCTGCTATGTTATTACTAGCGACTGCTAATCCTTTATGTGCCTCAAAATTGTTTTGCCATCTATCATAGTTTTCCCACAGAAAGTCTTCGATTAAGTTGTAATCTAAGTCTACGTCTATTTGTGCAATTGCAGGATAATTTCTCTTATTGTATTTTAGCATTTCTATCTATCATTCTAATAAGTTGCCCACCTAAATCTAAAGGATGCCAAACTGCTACTCTCGCATTGACGTGATGTTTATCGTGAAAACCTTCACCTAATGTGAGAATACCAACCCACGTATCGCTACGTGCTTGTTTACCTCTATGAGAAAATGTAAATACTAATGAACCAAATAGTTTAGCAAATCCTGCTGGAACTAACCAAGCATATAACAACGCCTCAGGGCCTAGTAAAGCAAACAATAACGCTGCCCAGATTATAATGACTTGCCAATAATATTTAACTTGTAATCTGTGTAAGGGATCTTTTAATAAATCTTTTGCATACTTAAAGTTTATATCTATTAAAACTTGTCCAAAGTATGCCATTAGCCAACCACGATAGTGAGGACTATGTGGATCCTCCGGTGTGTCTACATATTTGTGATGTTCTCTGTGATTAGCAACCCAAGTAATGGCAGGGCCAACCATCATTATGTGTGCAAAGAATAATAAAAGGTATTCTATAGGTTTAGGGCAATTGAAAGCCCTATGTGAATAAAGTCTATGGTATCCCATAGTGATACCCAACATAATGGAAATATATACTGCAAATGCTACACCTATTGTTACAGGTGTCCAGCTATATAGAAACAATGAGCTAATTGCAGTAACCTGAGCAATCAGTTGGCCCGCCAGAAGTGTGATGGGAGCCCAGGATTTATTTTGTTTGAAAACAGCCTTTCTCATTGGTCTTTCTTAAAGTTTCTAAATTTACGAACGGAACCATGATAGAAAAGCATTCTATACCAAGGTGTATTACGGGCCATTCTTGGGATCGTGTACTCCCACGCTTGGCCTGCTTTGTCAATCCATATTACGTGATGTCCAAACCATCGCCTGCTCTTATACCACTTAGCTGAGCCACCTTTTGTTATAAGTTTCTCTAATGTCCAAAAGTAGCAGTTGTTCTTATTTGTAAACAACCGTATAGGCCATGACCAGAAAAATATTAACATTAAAACGGTGGTGAACGCTACTCTCACCATGTTCTGTCCTTCCTTTGTTACTATTTATATTGGCTGTCTATATAAAGTTTGCCTTAATATCCATCACATAGTGATTTATAAGAGCAAACTCAATAATTTACAACGTCTGGTAATCTAGGTCTTATAAATACTCAGGTATATAATGTAATTAATTTGACGTTTAACTGAGGACTTAAATGTTTAATTTTATATTAATTATATTAAAGAATATTGTTGTCAAACTGGCTACAACCGGAGCATTCAGTTTCTTAGAACCTTGGTTGTTAAAGGTTGATAAGTGGTGTGAAGATAAGTTAGGAATTGACATCATAAAACAAGAGGAAAAATTTTGGGAAAAGTATCCTGGAATTTATAAAAGAATTCTTCAGTTAGAAAAGGATTCGCATCCGTGTAAAGAATTACATGAATTCGAAGCATATCCTGATATGATAAAACGTATAGAGGATTTAGAGAGTAAAAAATGAAATGGATTTTGATGATAGGTAGTTTGTCGTTGTGTATATACGCAACAGATATTTCCGAAGACAATCATTGTTGGGTAATAGATCCTACACCAGACTACTGTTTATAATTTAATACAAATTTAAAATAATGACTTCATAATTAGTTTTTGATTTGAGTTTAGGCGCGTTGCCTATTTAAGTTAAGGAACTAATATGAAAAGAATTATAGTAGCACTATTAGGAATAGGGCTCATAGGATTAAGCGGGACAGCATACGCTGACCAAACCGGGGATTGTACGCAGGGCACTCAATATTGTGAGTCCGTAGATACGACTACAACGTCGACGAATACGAACACGAACACAAATACGAATACCAACACGAACACCAATACCAACACCAATACGAACACGAATACTACCACTTATACTGGTACTAACACAAATACGAACACCAATAACAACACAAATACAAATACAAGCACATCAACAAATACGAACACCAATAACAACACGAATACCAATACTAATAATACAACATATACAGGTACTAGCACGAATACCAACAATAATACAAACAATACCACTTATACGGGTACGAGTACTAATACCAACAATAATACGAATAATAATACAAATAACACGACTGTGAACAGTACATCTAACAATACGAATACAAATAATTCAACTGTGGATCAAACTGTAAACAGTACATCTAATAACACGAACACAAATAACAATAATACGACTTCAAATAATACAAATATTAATAAGAACGAAAGCACAAGTGATTCTAAAGTCACAACAAATAACACTAATAACAATAGGAACGAAAACATAAACAAGAACGAAACTAATCAGACTATTAAACAGGAAATTAAGAGTCCTCCACCTAGTGCTATAGCACCTAGTATTGGAGCAAGTTTCTCTCAAGACTTATGTACAACAGGTGTTAGTGGTGCCGTTCAAACACAATTATTTGGTGTTGCAGGTGGTAAAAGTGTAAGAGATGAAAACTGTGAACGTATTAAACTTTCTAAAACTGTATATGATATGGGTATGAAAGTTGCCGCTGTATCGTTAATGTGTCAAGATGAAAGAGTATTTGCAGCAATGGAAATGGCTGGTACACCTTGTCCGTATATGGGTAAAATAGGTGCTGAGGCAGCTGATGCTTGGAAACAAAACCCACAGGAAAGACCTGATTACAAACAATGGAGAGAACGTTTAGATGGACAGGCGAGACGACAAGAAGAAGCGGATAACATTCTTGAAGAAATAGAAAAAGATGAAAGAGACGCTTTTGTTAAGGCCTGTAAGAATACAAAACACTTAGACGGTAAACATAAGGGAATTTATAAATCAGGAAGGACTTGTAGGGCAGAATGGGCGTCTTCAAGAGAATAACAGGAACACATCTAGGCATTGCCGTTTTATTAACGTTCTTTGCCTGCCACGCATTTGCAGACGATAGTTTCAACGAAACCTGTGCCGATAATAAAAACTGTTATAACGAAGATGAATATATCTACGAAAGTGGACAACCTCTTATAGACTTATATAATATGTCAGGCACAACAAACCTGAATGCAGCAGATGACGCTTGGTCTAGTATTGTAAACCTAGGAAACACTTGGAATCGTTGGGGATATAGTTGGGATCAAGCAAGAATGTCTACCAATGGTTGTTTAGGTTTTGTAGGCAGAAGTGATGGACGAAACGCTTCTAACTGTCAAGACTATACACCTCAATCATTACCATATAGAAACTATACACTTTATCCTTTATGGACAGATCTTATTCGTGGCAATAATTCTAAAATGTTATTCAAACAGTTTGATGACTATGTAGTCTTTGGTTGGTATTACATGAAAGAATACAATAGAAACTCTAGTAATAGTTTCGAGGTTATATTGTGGAACAACGATACATTTGATTTTAGATATAGAGAACTAGACATTATTAATCATGATGTAGTAATCGGGGAACAAGGTGCTGCTGACGATTATAAAACTTATCTGTTCTACAATGACGGCGAGAATGGTTACAATACATTCGACGCTTTCCTAGCAGGTTATGGCGGACCTGATATAGAAAACGGTGGTTCGTTGTATAGTGAAGGTCTTACATTAGAACAACAATGTAATTTAGATCCTTTATACAGCGATCAATGTTCAGGTTACGCACAAGCATATTTTAATCAACAATGTGGACTAGATGCCTTATATGATGAACAATGTCCTGGATACGCAACAGCTTATCTTACGCAACAATGTAATTTAGATTCGCTGTATAGTGAGGACTGTCCAGGATATACTGCAGCATATTTTGATTTACAATGTGACATGGATCCGTTGTATGATAGTCAATGTGATGGTTATTGGGAAGAACTAGCATATCAGGAATCACTACAAGGTGGCGACGAAGAGTATTATGATGACGGTATGTTTTCAGACGAAGAAATGGAAATGTATGGTTATGATGATGACTTCGAAGCTCAGGCTCTAGGTTATGGAAGTGAGGCAGAACAATACGGTTACGAAGAAGTAATGATTATAGATGATGGTTTATATGAACAGGAAATGACAGAACAATTTGGAGAAGGTTGGGACACATTTACTGATGAAGAATGGTATGCAATAGATGTAGAAGAGTTTGGACAAGAACAAGTAGATGAATGGTATGGTGCTGATGTAGAGTTTACAGAAGAAGGCATGATAGAGTGGGATAGTGTAGAAATGTCTGAACCAGACGAATTACTAGCACAATTAGATAGTACAGAAGTTTACATATTAGAAGAGCAAGTAGGTGTAGAGATATTTAGAGAAGATGAGTGGCAACCAGAAGAAGAATTTGCTGAAGAGTTTATAGAAGAGGAATATGTAGATATACTTGAAGATTTGGTAGAAGAAGACTTTACAGATATCGCTGAAGAAATTGAGGAAGTGTTTGAAGAGGAAATTAGTATAGAAGTCGAGGACTTGTTAGATGACGAGGCATTCGAAGAACTAATTAACGAAGAAGAATTACAAGAACTATTACAAGAAGAACCCGAACTAATTATAGAAGAGGAAGAAGTAATAGAGGAAGTTGATGAAGTTGTTGAGGAAACAGCACCAGCAGAAGTTAAAGAAGAGAAAAAGGAAAGTTCTCGTCCTAGTAGATCAGCAATGGTTATAGCAAAACTTAAAAAGGAATTGGGAGCGGCTGCAAGTGTTGTAAGTCAGCAAGTACAAAGTGGCTCCGAGTCACAATCTAATGGAGGTGTACAAGGAGGTCAACTGTCACAAGGAGGTGACACCTTCGCTTTAGAACAACAGGAACAACAAACAGGAACCGTGGACATACAGGTAGCAACAGTAGAAGTAGGTCCACAAACAAACGTTTTTGAAGTTGCTGAGCAACAACAAGAACAAACAGTAGCACAACAAGAATTTACATTTGAATCAAATGATAGTTTTGGAGGTTCAAGTGTAGAATTTGAAAACAGTTTTTCCGATGCTTTAGGAGCAGGACAAAGCATTGGACAATTTTTAAGTAATGAAATGCCTGACTTTAGTAGTTTTGATGTAGAACCGCCAAGTATGTCAGAAAAACGTACAACAAAAGCGGTAGAAAACTTAGCAGAACGTTTAGGTGAAGAGGCAGCACAAGAACAGTTAGCAGCCCAATTAGAATCTAATAATGAGTCAGGAGGATTTGATGACCAAACAGTAGCAGTTACTGTATTAGGTTACAAAGCCGGATTTAGCGCTTATACAGGCATGGAACAAATCAATGATAATGCAAATTGGTATGAGGTTAAAATGCTGTACACAAATGCTAAGATAAACGATAATAAGGGATCGTTTTATCGTATGGCAGGAAGTACAGAAGCAAAACTTAAAACAATGATATTATCACAATACAAGGAGAATCAATAATGGCAGAAATAGAATACGCAGGTGTCAAAGTCGGAGGTTCTAAACTCCTACTAATACTTCCGTTGATAGGTACTCTAATTGGAGGCCTATGGGGAGGTTTTGAACTCTATAGTCGTCTATTGGATGCAGAACAAAAACTAAATGCACTTAATCCAACTACCATCGAAAACGAAATAGTAAGACTAACTGAACTTACTGATGTTATTAAGGATAACTTACAGGGAGAAATAGAAGAAGCTGTAGACTTAGCACGTAGAGTAGATAGAACTACTGCTGAAACCCAAAGAGAAATCCGTAATGATGTTTACGAGATGGAGAAGGAAATGCAAAAGCGTTTTAGAGAAATGGATGCAGACATTAGAGAGAACAAAGAAGAGTTAGAAGAAAAGATACAAACGGTACTCGAAAATCCACTTAATGATGTAGAGTAAATAAATACTCTTTATAATGTATAAGCATGGTATAGAACGAGTTCACGTAGAACTTACTGATAAATGTAACGCCGAATGTCCAGGATGCTTCCGTAGCCATTACGGAGGCATCGTAGATTCCAATATAAAGAACGTACAATTAGACCTAAACTATTTTAAGTTATTAGGTGAGGACTTTATCAAATCAATAAACTATTGGTTATTCTGTGGCACGCGTGGTGACCCAATGTCCTGTACAGAAATAGTTGATATATTAGAATACATTAAAAGTATTAATGAAAATGCGGGTGTAGATGTATTAACCAATGGTGGTATGGGAAGTGCTAAACAATTTAGACGTATGTCAGATATATTACAAGGCAACGAAAGTGGATTTGGAAGAGGATCAATGACCTTTTCTGTAGACGGTTGGGAAGATACAAATCACATATATCGTAAAAATGTTAAATGGGATAAGGTTATGCGTAATATATTGGCGTATAAAGAGGGTCCTGGTTTGGCGCAATGGGATTTTCTTGTATTTGAACACAATGTCGACGATATACCTAAAGTAAAAGAGTTCTGTAAAGAACACGATATACAATTAAAGTTAAAACAACCATTTGGATTTGCTAACGGGCCTAGTCATCCTAATTTAGATACAATGGCTGTGCATAGTAGAAAAGACGGTAGTTATATGTATGAGATATATCCAGACACAAAAACAAAGCAATATGATTACGATTTCTATGCAAAAGAAACTACTGAGAATGATTTTTACAATAAAAACGTTATAGCAAAGAGTGCTAAATACAGAACTCAATTAAGAACACGAACAGAAGGCTATGATGATATGTATAGTTATTATTGGTTACGAGAACATAATAATTTAGACGTAGACTGTCATGCCATTAAACAAAAGGAACTTTTTATAGATTGTGATGGTATGTTTTTACCTTGTTGTTTTTTAGGTGGTAGTTGGTTCGCTAAAGACAATCAATTACGAGATATGGTAGGTGATGAAAGTTTACTTATACCTAGTGAAACAAATTCTGTAGAAGATATACTACAATCTAAGTTCTTCAATAAAACAATACCTGACGGAATAGAAGGAAATCTAAAAGATCCTGTAGGCCATTGTGTTAAGTGTGTACAGACTTGTGGTAAATGGCCTGATAGATCTCACTTTGATACTTCTGGGGATTGGGCTTAGTAAGTTCGTCCGTCGGGACAAAGATGTAATCCCATACGTTCACTCCAACAAACACCTTCCGAAAGTTCAATACTCTGTGTTGGTAACGACTTTATTTTAAGTTCTATATCACGAATAACGTCTTCTTCATCATAAACACGCTCTATCTCTTCTAATACTTTGCCTTCTTTCACGACGTGTATAGTAGAACATCCTGACAATAGCATGAATAATATAATAACGGCCGTTGCAACCATTGCTATTTTACCCATGAACATAAGTTGAATATGCTGTTTTGTTGTAGGGATTAGTTTCATTCGCTTTAAGGCCTTAACTGTGTTAAACTTTTTGCTCATAATTTCACCGCCAGTACGATAAGAATAGCTATTAGAAGTATATTAGTGGTAAAGATCTCAATCGCTAAGATGGTGTGATACCAAATCCACCGTGTTTTATACGCATTCGCTATTGTAAGTTCTTCAGGATCTACATCATCCTCCATCATATCTACAACACGAACTTCCTGTTCTTGTTCTTCTTCTTTTTTAGGCCAGTATCTTTCCCACCATTTCATTCTAACGTCCTATATCTTTAATGTTGTTTTTACCTATAACTTGATAGGCACCTTTGTTGTACGCAGGAGCAACTGTATAACCAGAACTAATTTTCTGTTTCTCTGATTCCCAGGAGTCATTTTTAGTACCCTTGCCTGCGAATGCCTGTCCCATAGGCAACGAAGGGTACTTCTCTCTGTGTTCACGTGCCGCTT